TCCATCGGTCTTGTCATTGTATAATCTTTAATCTTACTATTTTGTATTTCCAAATCTTCTCCTCCACTTATAAATGGCTCTCCATCTTTTGTATATCCGATATTATATACAATTATTGCACATTTAAATAATCCAAGCCTAACAACCCTACCTGCATATTTTTTACCTTCAATCCATATATAAATACAATCGCCAACATTAATTGCGTTGCCCCAAAAGATTTTGAATGATTCCGTTAGACCTTCTATTGTGGATCTGAACAAGACAATCACAAATCCTGCTAAGAACATCCATCCATAATTTCCTATAAGATTTGTTCCAAGTTCTTTTAATTGTTCTTCGCCCATTCATTTACATTTCCATAATTAATGTTTCTAATCTATCAAATCTATCCATGACACCATCTATCTTAGTTTCTATCCTTTCTTGACCAACCTCTAAGTTTTGTGTCTTATTTCTATTGGTCTTTATACTTTTAGTGTTCTCTTGTATAGTTACTTCGGAAGATTCTATCTTATTTGATACTATACCTTGCGTATAAATAAAAGTGCCTATAATCGTAAGTATTGTAATTAGTGTTCCAAGTGATATTTGTTTATTAATCATCTTTTAATCTCAAAATGTGGAAAGTCATCAAACATATTGTCCTTTACTTCAAAGTCCTGATCCCAATCTCCACCCCATCTTAATTCAATACCCATTTGACTTGCTACGCCTAAAACAAAACCTGCAAACAAGGTCATTCGTTCTCTATCTTTCCAATCTACTGGATACGGAACGACATCCACAGCGTTACTAGGGAAATCATTATGACGACCATCAGGATAAAGTACTTTAGTTTTTCCTTCATCGAACAACTGGTTTTGTCTTTCCTTTTCCCTGTGACCTTCGAGTATTGTGCAATCCACGAATTTAATAACTTCATTGAATACCATCCTTAAATCAGCATTACAAGACGCTAATCGTTCTTTTGATCTTTTACCGAATCTAGGCATTATTTTAGTTAGCTTCTAATACTACTAATGTGAATATCTTGCTACCAAACTTTGTGCAAGTAATATTTAATTGAGTTGTAATATCTGCTGTTCCAATATTAGCACTAACATAATCTTGTATATCTTCAGGTAGAGTTCCATCAGCATCTCCTGATGCTCCTACTATTTTATCGTCATTATGTAAAAATGATTTTGCAACAATAGCCATTATTTACCTTCCTTCTTCGTAGATTTTTTAACTACTTTTTGAATTTCTTTCCCATCAGCATCACATTTAACGAATCTATCTTTTAATGATTCAATGTCGTGATTTGCTTGAACTTGGATAACAACCCCATTAGGTTTTAAAAAATATTTATTAGCCATCTTTACTCCTTGTAAAATGAGGGGAGCATTATACTCCCCTCAGTTAATCAGTTATTAAGAAACATCAGTTAAGACATAGACACCAAAACCATCTTTTATCTCAACTTGACCCCAAAATCCAACTCCAACATATTCTGTTGTTCTGAACGAGGCATTTCTCTCAGTTTCTATTCTAAATAATCCATCAACTCCAACTGCAAGTCCTACTGCTCCTTTAGAGAAAGCAAAACCTGCTGCATCTCCACCTGATCCAACATCTTCATCTATCTGGTCAGACCAATAAACATTGAATCCTGCGATAGAGCCAATAAAACCAGTTTGGAAGGCTTCTTCGCCTTTAGATCCCATTAATCCAATTGATCTTGCTGTTGCAGTATCAGTTGTTGAACTACCTGCTGTATCTATTGCAGTATTATGTGTTAATGAAATCAATCCTTTTGCTCCCCATACCTGCTTCGGAGATAACACTAGATTATAAGGCATTGGCGCACCAGCTGCTCTTAATTGTCGCATAGATCCAAAAACATGAGATAATGCTAGAGCTGTCCCAGCTGCTGATTCTGTTTGAGAAAATGTTTTTCCAAGTTCTACTAAGTCATCATCAAGTCTAGCTGCTACTGCATTGCCTAATATTGCACCAACATTACCAGTTAAATCATCTGCATTTCCCATAATTGCTAAATCAGAAACATCGGCTCTTATAACATGTTCAGAGATTGTTGCTGTTCTAGCTGTTGTGGTTATAGATGTTACTGTTCCTTGATCTACACCATCTGCAACTTCTGCTGCTGCACTTGAAGCTACTTTAGTGTAATCTGAGAATTGAACATGTGTTGATCCTCTTACTGCTTGTTTTGCAGTAACAAGAGGAAGCATCACATTAGCATGATTAAATGCTACAACAGCATCTCCAATAGTTCTTCCGATACCACCAGCTGCTACACCAGTATCTGTTTCAGCCATAAGATGATTACCTGCATAACCATTCTCTACAAATGACCGAATATTATTTAATAAATACATTTAAAACCTACCTTTTTGTTTAATTTTTAATTATTTTTCCATTCTTGTCGAAATTTAAGCCACCAAATAATCCAATAGAATTGATTGTCATAGATTTCCCTTGTTGATTTCTTGTTGCCCTATCTTCAAGTTCATCTACATAAGTGTCATAATTCATATCTTGACCTTTATACTTAACCTCACAATCCCCATCAGGTTTAACATCAACTTGCATATCGCATTTTGGATCAAAATCAACACCAAGAATCTTGCTATGGTCTTTCTTAATAGCCAATCTTTATATCCCCTGACCTAACCGAATTGTTCGCCTTTTGATAGCCTTCAGGATCTTTTTCAGCCCATTCGACATAGGAACTATATCCACCAAACTCACCTGTTCCCTTTGTAGAGTTCGCAGGTCTTTGATTTGGTGTGCCTACTGTGTTAGTTTGCGTAACCCTGTTTGCAAACAATTCCAACTCAGATAGAGGTAGCTTTTTAGCTATCTTAATTTCTTCATCATTAGTTATTCTTTCCATGATGGAAACTCTTTTGTTGGTTTTATAATCATTCCATGCAGTAGAATCAGCTTTGTATTTATCTAATTCTGCTTTTTGCTCCTCTAGAAGTGTTTTATACTCACCCTGTCTCTCAAGTTCTTTCTTGTGGTCAGTTTCGAGTTTTTGCTTTATTTCATTCATTTCATTCCTCAATGTATTTCTTTGAGCAACTACTTCATCTAGTCGTGCTTGTGGAATATGATTATTTTCATTTTTCACTTCTTTTGATGTGTTTTGTTCAGCTTTTGTGCTGTCATTTGTTTCGCTGTTGTTATCAGCTATGGGTGTGTTTGGATTTTGTTCGGTCATTTTAGTTTCCTCTTTTGTGAGTTAAGTAACAAAATTGTATTAAAATTCTTATACATATAATAGACATAAAAGTCAATATAAAAAAAACATTATTTTCCAAATATTTTGCCTAGACTTGATATTTTCTTTCCTAATGTAATGCGATGTCGCCTAGACTTTCCTAATCTTCCTAATTCAAATCTAAACTGTCTGTCTATTTCTAAAACTACATCTGTTGGAAATGGCTGATCGTCAGTAGTAACTACCCTTCCCATTTTCGCTAAATGATTAACTCGTTCTCCTCTACTACTCCATTTTAATCTAAATCCTTTTGTGCTAACATTTCTTAACTTTAAATCATTATAAAACGCCTTTGTTACCATTGGAGCTGTGGTGCTTGCTGATCCTGAAAATTGACCAGTTAATTGTCCTGCTCTTTTCTTTGCACCATATTTGGGAGAGTATCCTTTAAATCTGTTTCCTCGAATATCAGTAGCTCTATCAAATATATGAGCCTTATACATTTTAATTACTTTCTTTCCTAACCTGCTAAAAAATGATTTACTAAGCATTTGCAGTCCTAAAATCTTTGCTCTTATCTTCTACATCTATAGCAACCCATACATGACGACAATTAAAGCCACCACCTTCAATTAAATAATTCCCTCCTAATGATTCTATTTCTTTTTTAGTCATAGCTCCTCTTTCCCATAATTTTAAGCAAATAGGTCTAGTTTTATCATCAATAGCTCCTACATATCTAAATCGTCTATTTACTTTGGAGTTGTCTATCATAATTTTCCCTACACTTCTAGTGTAATCATTAAGACTGGTGTTTATAAGTGTTCGCATCTGTGGATTAGATAGTCCTGCTTGTTGTTGTATTGCTTGTAATATTCCTTTTTCCGTTGCACCCCCTAGAACTCCTTTAACTATTTCCTTTTTAAAGATACCACCCATTGATCCTAAATGGTCTGAAAAGCTAGATGTGCTAAAATTAGTTAAAGCTCTTAATGTTTCTTCTGTTATGTCTGCAAATAAATCCATGTCTTTTAAGATTTGTATGTGAGCAGATTCATAATTCAACATTATATTCCTAGATTTTATTAATACAAGTTGCTCCATGTCTAATTGTTCCATAGCAATCAAAAAATCATCGATAGACTGGAATCTCCTACTTTTAGATAGTTTTCTCATATCTCTAACTATCTCTGCTTGTAGCACCTGAGTTTGTGATGCTATTCGTTCTGATATGAGGTCTATATATGCTTGATCTACCATTATGCAACTGGAGTGGTTAGAGCTTCTAACAACGAACCATTAGGAGTGGTTTCTTCTTCTGTTGTTTTTGCTACTCGTTCTTCGAGATATGCCTGTGCTGTTTCTCTATCAGGG